ACTCTTTTCTATGGTAATACTGCGGTTGATCCCGAAAAGTTTACAGGTCTTGCACCTCGGTATTCTGCTCTTAGTTCTGATCCGGCAGAAATAGGGTATAACATCCTTGATGCTGGCGGTACAGGTTCAGACAATACCTCTATATGGCTGGTTGTTTGGGGCCCGGATACCATACATGGTATTTACCCTAAGGGTTCTGTTGCTGGTTTTAAACATACTGATCTTGGAGAGAAAACTCTTACTGATGGTTCTGGTGGTCTTTATCAGGGCTATAGGACTCATTATCAGTGGAAACTTGGTCTTACCGTAAGAGATTGGAGATATGCAATACGTATTGCTAACATTGATTGGAGTAATACTATTACTGATAGTTCTGCTCCCGATCTTGTGAAGCTGATGATTGAAGCTATCGAAATGATCCCTAATCTTAATATGGGTACTCCTGTATTCTACATGAGAAGGGAAATTAGAACAGCTTTGAGAAACCAGATCAGGACTGATAGCAATGTACAGCTTACAGTTGATACTGTTGCAGGTAAGAGAGTTGTAAGTTTTGATGAAGTTCCGGTTAAGAGAGTAGACCAGTTGCTCAATACCGAAGCTCGGATAGTTTAAGGAGGAAAAGGATGATAATTGATAAAGAGTTAATCTTTTCAGATGATCAGGCTATAACAGGGGACGTTGCTTCCTCAGTAGTAGTTGATAGTGTAAAAGCTGGTGGTCCTTATAAAGGCCTTTGGTTTTTCGTAAAAACAGGGAGTGCGGCAGATTTTGACAATCTCACTTCTTTGGATATAAAATTGCAGACTTCTGATGATAATTTCGCATCAGATACTACAGAGCTTCTTTCGGTTAGTGTTGCGTTGGCTGATCTTACTAAAGACTCTGTTGTTGTAAAAGCTCAGGTTCCTCTTGGTGTAAAACAGTATCTTAGGGCTTATTATGATGTTGTTGGCACTAATCCTACGGCAGGAAGTGTTTATGCAGCTCTCGTACCCGATGTTTCTGAGGGATTTTAACCATGAGTGATCAGGTTGAAATTGTAGTAAAAAAGAAAGGTCGTCCTCCTAAAAAGGAGGTGGCCGCTCCTGTTGTCAAAAAAGAAGAAGCTCCTAAAGGGTATATAAAAGCTAAAGCTGGGAAATATAAGGCTACAAAGAAGTGTTATTTTGGCTTAAGGCTGTATTCTAAAGGTGCTATTTATGAGGCAGAAAGCGGTGAGCTTATTCCTTATCACTTTGAAAAAGTTAAAAGAGTGATAGAGGTAGACGATTAAATAAGAGGGGAGAGTATTCTCCCCTTCTTTAAATAGAGGGATATTATGGTTATTTCAGAAGTATCAATTAGTAACATGGCTCTGACAAGGATAGGACAGCAGAGGATTAGCTCTATGACTCAACAAGGACTTGAGGCTCAGTTGTGCGATCAATATTATGAGTCTACTTTGAGAGAGTTGCTTTCAGCCTATGAGTGGCCGTTTGCTATTAAAAGAGCTTCTTTATCTTTGGTTACAGGAGATAACTTTACCAAATATGAATATAAATACCTTAAACCCTCTGATCTATTGAGACCGATATTACTTCTTGATTCAGACTCTTTTGAGGATTCGGAAGCTGAATGGTTCACAGAAGGGCAGTTCCTCTATACAGATTATAATCCTGCTTATTTAAAGTATGTTGCTTATATTGATAATCCGAACGACTTACCTCAATCATTCATAGAAGCATTTTATTTAAGATTGGCTACTAAAATAGCTCTTAAAATGACACAAGATCAAGGTCTAATGGGGATGTTGTATCAAGAATATATGGCAGCTATGCAATCCGCTATGGGTATTATTGGAGGGAACTCTAAACAACTCTATCCGGCTGAAACATTATGGAGTAGTTAATGGCTCAAAAACAGTATCCTATATTAAATAATTTTTCACGTGGTGAGTTATCTTCCAGAATGGAAGGCCGAACAGATATACCTGGATACTATAATGGTTGTAAGATAATGAGAAATGCCATAATGGTTGCTCAAGGTGGCGTTGAGAAGAGGCCTGGAACAATATTTTTAGATGAAGTTTATGATGATTCTGATAATGTACGGCTCATTCCTTTTGAAATAAGTGATGAGCATTTGTATCAAGTTGAGGTCGGTAAACATTATTTAAGGATATGGGATGCAAGAGAAAAAGCTGTTATTGAGGTTAAACCTAGTGAAACAATAATACACACTCCATATAGTGGTGAGGCTATAAACGAATTGCAAACAGCTTTTAATGAAGGTGTATTATATTTTGCACATATGGATTTCCCTATAAAAGTTTTAAGGTTTGTAAAGACTATTAACGGTTCCACAGGGGCAGAAGAGATAAGTTTTAACTGGGAAGAACCCACCACTAAAGTTTATCCATATGATAGTACTAAAGAGTATAATTTTGGAGATTATGTTTCTCATTCAGGAAGTTATTTTAAATCTTTAATAACTCAGAAAGGGACAACTCCGGCTGCTTCTACATGGAGTAACGGAACAGAGGTATTACAAGCAACTCCATCAGGAAATATCTCTGTTTATGCAGGTGGTACTTTCACGGCAGGTGATATTTATTATTATGATGGAGCTATCCATAAAGCACTTAAAGATTATTCTGGTGGTGATCCTTGTAATCCAGGGACAGGAGTTATTGTATTAACCGATACAGATGACGAAGCGCAATGGGAATGGGTATGGTTCTGGGAGACAAAATGTGTAGATCATAATTGGTTAGGGGTATGTTCTAAACGTGAAACAATTCAAGAATATCTAAACAGAAAATATGCCAGTTCAAATACTACAGTTGTAGTCGAAAATTCGACAGCAAATCGTCGGCTAGCTCCAATAGGGCTTGGAACAGTTAGCATTCATGTAAAATTTCACTTGCATCATAGAAATAAACCATTTTATTCAGAAGAGGGTCCACCGGAAGAACATTATTGGGAAAAGATTGGCGGAATACCAGATAATACAGATACTTCTATTTCTACTGTTTATCAATGGATAAGCGGTAATACTTACAACCCAGGGGATGTTGTATGGAGTACAGATTATAGGGTTTATGAATGTCTTGCTACTACTTCTACAACCACAGCACCTTCAAGTGATCCTGTATGGGAACTTCTTGATGGTAACCCATTTTTTAGTGCAGACGGAGATTATCCTGCTGCAATATCCTTTATGGAAGGTCGTTTATGGTTAGCAGGGACAAAAAATAGACCGCAAACAATATTCGCTTCTAAGATAGGTAGATATTTAGATTTTAATACAGGGGCAGACGATGATGATTCTTTTTATTTTACAATAGCTGCTGAAAAATCAAGCCGGATAAAATGGATCATGGCAAGAGATAACCTTATGATAGGTACTTCAAGTAGTGAATGGCTTGCTACAGGAAACGGTGCACCCATGACACCAACTAACATAAGCATAATGAGACAGTCGGCTTATGGTAGTGCATATCAGCAAGCTGTTTATGTAGCAGATACTTTACTTTTCTTTCAGAAAGGTGGAGCTAAGTTAAGAGAATATATTTATTCCAATGATAACAAAGCGTATTTGGCCAACGATTTAACATTTTTTGCTGATCATATTACTGTTTCTGGCATAAAAGCTTCTACCTATCAGCAGAACCCAGACTCTATCCTTTGGAATGTTAAGAATGACGGAACATTAATAGGCTTAACTTATGATAGGCTGAATGGTATTTTTGGATGGCATAATCACGATACATTAGGTTCTTTTCAAGATGTTTCTACTATTGATGGTGAGAATGATGAAGATGAGGTTTGGTTTATTGTAAGAAGAAACACTTCATCTGGATATAAACAATACATAGAGATAATGTCATCGAGGAATAGTAGAAACAGGCAGGCTCTTGTTTTTTCTGATTCATCCTATATCTTTACTGCTGGGGATATGTTCTCTGCTGATAGTATAGATTTAGATACAAACCATATAAAAGTAACCTATTCTGGAAGCTCAACAGTAAGTAATGGAGATATAATTAAAATATTCAACACTGATAGTCTTTTAGATAATACTGTATTTGAAATATCGGACGCTACTGGAACAGATTTTCTTTTAAAAGACTTAAATGGTGATTATATCGAATATGATAGTTTTGATTCTACTTCTGGTAGTTTTACTATTGTTTCTAATATTGTTACAGGGTTAGATCATTTATTAGGGCAAACCGTACAGGTTTTGGCTGATGGGGCGGCTTTACCTTCGGTTCTTGTTGTTGACGATGTTGCTGGGACAGGAGAAGTAGGAATAGAAATACAATCTTATGCTAATCAGGTTGTATGTGGTTTAGAATATACGATGATGATAGAGCCTGAATCTATAGAGTTACAAGGCTATTCAACAATGGGAGCTAAGAAGAGAATATCACAAGTTACATTAAGATTGTTTGAAACGTTGGGCGGCTATGTTGGGAGTGATATAGAACATCTTCAAGAGTTGAGATTTCGGAGTACAGATATTCCTTTTGGAACTCCACCGCCCTTATTTACAGGGTCTATCAATATACCAGTTGATAGTTCATCGGAGAGAGAGAGTAGTATTATTATTACACATAACCAACCACTTCCTATGACTATTCTTGCTATTATTTCAGATATTACGTATTCAAGGAGTTAAAGATGTGGCCGGAACTACTTATAGGTGCTGTTAAGGCAGGGACACAGATATATCAAGGAATAAAAGCCCAGAAAGAATACCAAGATCAGGCTGCTGATATTAAGCAACAGGCAGAGCTTCAAAAGGCTCAATATTATGATCAGGCGAATAAATTGAGCAATCAAGGGAATTCTCTAATAGGAAGACAACGGACAGGCTTTGCTTCTGCTGGTGTTAAATTGACAGAGGGTAGCCCTCTATTAGTGATGAGAGAGAGTCAGAAAGCTATACAGTCCGATATAAGTAAATTGAGACTAATGGGTGATAACGCATTACAAACAGGCATGAACCAAGTCAAAAGTGCATTTGACTCTGGGAGAAATACAATGTCAGCTTCTTTTTTAAGTGCAGGGAACACTTTATTAGGGTCGTTAAGTAATACAGGTTTATTTGATCCTAAGAAAAAGGATAAGAAAGATGAGATATGGAATGATCATAGTACATATTATTAGGGAGGAAAACTAATTGGCTAACATACAGAAATATTATTCACAAGTTGGTGTACCTTCCGCATCTCGTGAAGCTCCTCCAGCTCAAAATCCTATTCCAGAAGTAATAAATCAATCGGCTAACTTAGCTGATCAATTTTACCAGAGGTATAAACAAGCTAAATACAATACAGAAAAGAACGAAGCTATACTTACAATAAAGAAACAGGTTAACGCTTATCAGGAAGCTAAAAGACAGAATGTAGAGTTACCGCCTCCTGGGGAAGATTTAGTTGATTTTAGGACTAAGGATTGGGAGGAATATTCCAAATCTATAAATCAAGATATTATTAATAAAATATCAGACCCAAGGCTAAAAGAAGATATAGGGAATTGGTGGTCTAATACTTCCGAAGAACTTAGGTCTCAGGTTGCTAATAGTGCTATAGATGAAAATATATCGATAATGGCTAAGAAAAATCAGGAGTTCATTGATCTTTCTATAGAGGCTGGTGATTTTGAGGGAGCTAAGAATGTTCTGGATCAGGCTTTTGCTGATGGCTTATTTTCTCAAACACAGGCAGAAGATATATATGATTATATTAATTTTAAAAGTGTTATAGCTCAAGCCGATCAAGAAGATGATTTGGATAAAGCACAGCAGATTATAGATGAATCTGATCTTGATGTCGAAGAGAAAGTTAAAGCTAAATCATATATGACTCAGAGGTGGAAAGCCAGAGAACAGGAAATAAAGATAGCGAAAAATCAATATTCTGATCAGAACTTTAACGATGTATATGAGGCTATTATTACAGACAATATTATGAGTGAAGATGAATTGATAAGAGTGCTCAATAATCTCCCAGAAGCAGAATATAAAGGAGAAACTATCCCAGGTTCTAAAGAAGAGTTTATTGCAAAAAAGATAGTTACTTTTAATAGTGCTTTGAAGGCAAGGAGGAATGAGAGGGAGTCCAAAAGTAAAGGGGATGATTTTGAGCCGGACTCTGTTGCTATGAATGATCTTGATCAAACTTTTTGGACTGGTAGTAGAGCTGACATGCTTGAGAAACTTAACAAGTATTATAATAGTGGTAAGATTGATTCGGAAATTAGAGAAAAATATGTTAAGAAAATGAATAGTACTGCTTTCCCTCGAATGAATGATACAGGAGCTAAACAATTTCAGTCAGCATTAAGTCAGCTTAAAAAGGACAAAATTATTACTACCCCAGAAGAAGAGCATGCTATATATCAGAGGTGGAATGATTTTATACAGTCTCATTCACCGGAAGAGATTGCTACAGAGGCTTATTATAATGATCTTCCAGAATTTATTAGAGGAATACGGCTTGAGAGAACTACTTATGATCTAAATAAGTTAAGTGAATATTTAAGGGAAGTTGGCAATTTTAATACAAAGACAGAAGCGGAGCAATTTCTTAATAGAGGTTTAATGGGAGATTATACAGGGCAGATAGACGTAAGGGCTATTCATTCTTATATCTCTGCTCCGGCTGGTAATATTGATGAATTAAAAAATCAAGTTGCTGATTATTT